CAAACTGATCTGCTAATTCACTTAAAGTATCTCCTTGTTCTACTTCAACTGTAGTAGGTGAATCATCATCAGTAAAAGCACCAGCTTCAAAATCATCTATTAATAACCTCATAGGTTCATAAACCCTTGGACCTTCACCGCCAAATCCATATTCACCTGTTTGTAAGAATCTAATTATTCGATCTGCTTCTGACTTTCCAACAATATTTGTAAAGTTCATTTTTGCCTTTTCTGCTACTACTTCTTCTAACAACTTATCTCTATTTTCTTTTGTAATACCTCCCATTCTTGTTAGTTCAGCAATAACTCTTGATTCAACTGAAGGTAGACTTGTGTTACCAAAGAAATCACCAGTTTCGTTATTGTTATTAGTTCCGCTATCTGTAGCTACTCCTTCAAGTCCGCTTTGGTTTTGATTTATAAATTCTGTATTATTGTCAGGTTGTTCACTTGAAGGGTCTAGTTGTCCTTTTAATTTAGCTAGTAACTTAGCATCATATATTTTTGCAAGTCTTTCATATTCTGCATTAATCTGTCCTGTACCTGCATTTTGATTAGATAATCTCCATTCTCTAAACTCTTGTTTAAATTCTTCAAGATTTACTTTTACAAGATTTAATTGTTCTTCTTTACCTATTGCAGAAAATATCTTTAATTGCGTATCTGATGTAAGTAAATTTTTAGATCTCCCTTCGTAAGTTACGAAATAACTATTTAGAGGTGTTAAAATTCCTTTATCAACTGTACCTGCAAGATTCATTAAAGTATTTAATCTGCCTGTATTTTGGTCATCTTTAATTGTAGCTGGATCAAGAAACCAAGCCATAGCTGCTATTCTTGCATCTGATAATGTATCAAATTGACCTTCTTGTATTTTAAATAGTAATTGACCATATCTTTCATTTGTATCGCCATCTAAAACTTGTGCATTTGAAGCAAGTTTTGTTGCAATTAATGGGTTTGCTCTTTGTAATTCTTCTAATAAATTAACTGCTTCTTCTCCTTTCCCTGCTGCATACAAAGATGCAACATTTAACATACCTAATTCTATAGCTTCTTCTTTTTGTCTTTTTGCATCTGCCCTGTCTCTTCTATCTGCTTTGTCTGTATAGTCTTCAACATCTTCTCTTAACTTATTCTCCATCTCAACATAGTCAGGGTGGTCTAATAAAGTTAATTGTCCACTAGGACCAAAGGGAAATTGATCTGCACTTTTAAAAATTGATAAAGCTAAATCTACATCACCAGTATCAAATCCAATTCTTTTTGCTTCAGCACTAAGACTATCTAATATTGTTTTATTGATAGCTGATCTATTTTTTGAACTTAAACCTAATTTATTTATATCATTCTCAAATTGATTTATAGAAGCTCTTAATAATAAAAATTGATTTTTGCTTACATCATCTGAGTCTGGACCTGCTGTTTGGAAATTTATTACATTTTTAGCAAGACTAGAAGCATCAATTTTTAATTTATCTACTTGAAATTCCTGATGTCTTTTTTCATGAATGTCGGTTATTTTAGTTGTTGCATTTATAAGATATGGAAAGAATTTTTTGTTAAAGGTATCACTATCTACATCACCTAAAGAATTTATAACTTCTGTTCTTGTTTCGTTTAACCAATCTGAAAACTCTAATGAATCTAAAGAAAAGTTTGATAAAGGGACTCCATCTACTGCTGCATTTTCGTATTCAGTTTTAAATTTACTTTCTAAACTACCACCTAAAATTGTAGCTTTTGTTCTTTTAAAAACCTTGTTATAAAGTCTATTACCACTAAAAAGTCCGTTATCTCTTACATATTTAGACGCATCAGCCCAATCTTTTGTTGAGCTATCTAAAGCATCATTCATTGCTTCTTCTGATATTTCTGCCCTTCTTTCGTCAATTTTAGTTTCTATAAACTTTTCTAATACTGGATTTATAACTTTCAAAGTTTCAGCAAGTGCCATCATATTTGTTTTAGGCAAAACCTTAACAGGCTCCACAAACGTATCTACTGGTTGTGCAAAGGATTGATAGGCAGTACTTTGAAAACTTGATGACATAGTTTTATCAGTTTAAGGCAAGTTGAGTTTGCAAGCCACTTGAAGCTGCACTTAATAATATTGATCCTAGAGAAGGTATTTGATTATATGCTTGTTGTGTTTGACTTCTGTATTGATTCCTTATACTTTGATATTGTGCTTGTGTTTGCTGTATAGATCTATTATGCTGTCTTCTTGCTGATTCTAATGATTGTCTAATAGATTCTCTATAGTTTGCTGCTTGTCTTTCATTGTCTTGTAATATTAAACCAAAACTTATACCTGATCTTTCTGAAGCTAAAAGTGCTGCTCGATTCTTTAAGGCATCAATAGTTTTAGCAAATTTATCTTGAGCAGAAATTTTTTCTTTATCACTCTGTTGCTCCATTAATGCTGCTTGTTTGTTTCTTTTATCAGTTTCAGCATTAGCTACACCTTCTAGTTCTATTTGATATGCCTGTTCAGCAGCGTCTATTGCTGCACTTCGCATAGCAAGCCCTTGAAATGCAGATATACCAGCAGATAAAGCAACAAGAGGTGAACACATTTAGGCAATCCTCAAAAATTCATAAAATGGTTTTTCATGTAATCCATACTTTTCGTGATACTTTATGAAAACAAAACCAAGAGCTTCTAACCACTTTATAGCAGAATGATTCTCTGCATATACAAAATTATATAGGAGTTTATAAGATTTCAACAAACTATCTATCCATTCTCTACCTTTCCTTATAAGTTGTATTTTATATTTTTTATTAGAAAATAACTCATCAGTACAAATCATAAATATACAACCATCTTTTATGACTCCACATAATCCCATAGGTTGATCTTCGTCACCAGCTATTGTCATTATTGTTTGACCAGATAAATATGTTAAACGTAAAGCATCTTCTGGATCTTGTCCTGTTTGATATAAGCCTTCTAGTCGATCCATTTCTCTCATGTTTTGACATACATAATTTAAATCTGATAGTTTTGATTTTCTTAAATATCCCATTAAAATCTCCTACTCTTCATGTGAAATACACCTTCATATTCTGCACTGGCTAATAATGTAGGCAAGAACGTATTGTTTTTTACATCTATATCTACTCTATCTGACTTACTCATAATTGGTACTTTAAATGTACCTGTATCTAAATTAATTTGACCAATAGAAGCAGAAGCAGCACCAAGCAAGCGACCAGTAAATTTATGTAGAGATGTGTCTCTATTCTCAGGTGTTACTTCTACTTGAAAAAATCCTGTATCTTCATACTTAATATAAAAATGATGTAGTTGTAATCGACCACTTAAAAGTTCAGTAGGACCACCAGCACCTTCAGTTAATCTTTGTTGGCTAAATCTGTAGTGCATTTCAAAAGGTTCACCAATAATAAATTTACTATTTCTAAAATCACCTGCTGCTGTAATTGTAGAAGTAGAACCATCAGTTGCATTAGTAGTCGTTAATGCTTGTCCTGATACAAGAGTTTTTGTATTACCCGAAGCATCTACAAACGTGCTTGTTTCATTACTAGCAAGATACCTGCCAACTATATTCATATTGGCTCGTAGTCTATAGGGTACTGTAAACGTAGAAAGACCAGTAACAGAGCTATAACTAACAGAAACACCACTTGTTGTTTCAGTTACCTTGTGATCTAAATGAAATTCAAATTGTGCATTAGGTTCTCTAAATTCAGTTTCAAATGGTATTTTTTCTAATGTTACTTTATTAGCTTCTTCTATTACCATTATTAAATCAGTGCCAATAAAATCTATATTTAAAATAGATCTATTGCTGTTAAATGTATAAGTAAACCAAGCGTTTAATGCTTTACTAAATCCTTCACCATATAACCATCTATTTACATACAACTTATTTGGATTGTCTGTACCTAACAAAACTAAAACATCTTGGTTGTTAGACACTGCCATTTTAAAAATACCACTTGGTATTAGTCTTGGTACATGAATAGTTGTGTTTGCTGCATCTTGAATTTGTTGATTACTTGCAATTATATATTCTCTAATACCTGCAAAGGAACCTTTTTTTGTTAAGAAATAAATAGAAGAACCAGAACCTACAGGCTGTGCTGCTGCGTTACTTTCAAATTCAGTTTGTACAAGTACGTTAGCTGTAGAAGGTGTTAGATTATCTGCTGAACTTGATAATACAAATTGCGTTTGTTCAGAAAATAATATAAGTCTTTCTCCCATAGTCACTGCACTTTTTAATATTGCAACTTTTGTATGAGAAGCAGCTACGTCTATAGGTTCAGTATCTAAAACTGATAAAACTGTTTCTGGAAAAAAATTAAAAAATTCTGATACTGTTGAAAGAATGACATTATCACCTGCTAAAAATCCAAGTCTATTTCTAAAGAAAAATACATTATTTATTGTACTTCCAATAAAAGAAGGATCTGGTGCAGAATCTAAATCACCAACAATACGTTCTCCCCACTTGGGTAATGTATATGTCGTACCAGATATTGTATATGTATCACCATCTACTCTTGCAAATCTAAAATTACCATCAGCTTGTCGTATAAGAACATGAGGCATTGTGTTGTAATTAAATTTAAAAGGTATGCCAGCTTCTACTGTTTCTGACCACTGACCTTCTTCAAAAGCATTACCATTATTAGTCGTAAATTTGACGTAATAATTATCGAAATCTGTACTCTCATCACCAATAACTTCTACTACATATCCATTAGGTGACACATTTGGTAGATCAGTAAATTGCTGCACTGTATCTTTTACTATTGTCATTTTTGTATTACCTTGAGAATCACTACCATCTATTGAAAAATCACTACCATCATTCTTTTTAATATGTATAACAGGACCATTTCTAGCAATCGTAAAACCTGACAAGCCAGAATTTAATCCACCTTGCAGGTCAGTAGCTACAGTTTCAGTTGATAAAGGATCATTACCAGTGGTGTCATCTGTAACTGTTACACCATCTACAGTCACAGAATAAGTTGTTTTAGCTGTTGCTTGATTAATAAATACTATTGCTTGCGTTATATTATTAGCACTGTTTGATACTGCTGTATCCATAGCTGCTGTAATGCCTGTATTAACAACAAAGGTAAAGTCAGCAATAGTAACTGTCTTCATTACACTTCTAGGATTTGAAGTATTTAAGTAACTTGTACCATCAGGTTTATTTACTGTTAATTCAGTTCCATCTAATTCAAAAACTCTTACATTACCATTACTAAACACAGCTATATATCGTTCATTAGCATCTCTGTTTATAGTTTGTATGTGAACATTACCAAGAGTGGAGTTACTTATAGCAGCTAAAAATTGAGATCCAGATCTTTTTGTAAGGCCAAGAACAGGATTACTGTCAGCATTATCTTGTATGTCAGCGTGATCTGCTTGCTTCAAAGCATCAGAAGACTGCGATATACCTCTCAATAATGTAGGTATAGCTCTTGATATAACAGCCATAGTTATCTAATTAAAGCACTAGAAGGATTGTAAGTATCAAAGATACTGGTAAGAGAAGGATCTCCTCTTAGTAAATTATGATCTCCATTTGCTAAATCTGTTTCCATTAATATTGCTCTAGCTCTTGCTTCGTCTTGCTGCGTATAACTTCTTAATGATTGATCGCTTACAAGTCTATCAACAAATTTTCTTGCAGCTTGTATGTTTATATAATGTCTAGCTGGTTCTGGTATTTCATCAAAATCTCTAAAATAAACAACAGTGCAAATTAAGTCTTCATCAAATTCATACTTATTATTTAATCTGTCATATAGTTTTAATCCACGTTGTATAGGATCTATAGTTGGGTGTTGATGAATATTAGCATCTACTCTTAATACATCTGTAGGAATATTTATTTGATTTGATACATTTCTTGTAAGAGTAACATCTATTTCTGTGTTAAAAGACCAGCCTTCAGACTGTACGCTTTTGTTTACTTCAGTAAGAGTTGATTGAGCAATACGAGCATCAACAGGCAGTGTACCAATAAGACTGTTTATAGGTGCTTCCCCTATAGCAGCAAGCATTATATTGACTGCTTCGAGTTCAGTGGTTGCAGCTACAGCCATTTTTTAGTACCCCTTTTTTTTAATTTTAAGTGAGTCTCTCCCACCTTTCTTTTTTTTCTTTTTAGATGAATAATACATAGGTATAAAAAAAGGGCATCTAATAATAAGATACCCTATAAATTGAAATTAAGAAGCAGCAAGTTTAATTGTTGCAGCACATTCTGGTCTTAGGATTCCATGACCAAGTGCGTACTTCGCAACCATTAATGTACCTTGATACATAATTCCATAGTCAGAACCAGAGATCTCAGTAGTCATATCCATAAGTTTTACTGTACCAACAGCAGACTTGTGGAAGACAAGACCAATAGTTTTACTATCATCACCTGA